CCAATAGAAGCCGATGGGTTTGAATTTACAGGTCGAGGCCAAATCCCAAGACCTACATTAACAGTAAGTAATATTTTATCTACACTTACAGCCGTTATAGCCACTGTGAATGCTTTTACCCCTGCCAATGATCTTAATGGAGCAAAATTAACAAGAATAAGAACACTTGCTTCCAACCTTGATGCTGCAAATTTTTCAGGAGGATCCAATCCTTTTGGTACTCCTAGTGCTGATAAGTTTCCTGATGAAATATATTTTTTAGATCGTAAGGTTTTAGAGAATAGAGAATTAATAAAATATGAATGTGTTTCTGCATTAGACTTAACTAATGTAAGAGTACCAAAAAGACAATTTACTAGAAAAGATTTCCCTGGTATTGGTACTTTTATTGACGCATGACTTGGAAAGATAAAGCAGCACAACACGCTAAAGATTGCCTACCTCAAGAATCTTGTGGTCTTTTAGCGATAGTGAAAGGTAAAGAAACATATTTCCCCTGTAAAAATTTAGCTAATAATCTCTGTTCTTATTTTATTATTGACCCTGATGATTGGGCTAATGCAGAAGATAATGGTGAACTGACTGCGATAATACATTCCCATCCTACAGGGCCAATATTTCCATCTAAAACAGACAAGACAGCTTGTGAATATCTTGGTCTTCCCTGGCATATTTATAGCCCAGAACAAAATGATTGGTTTTATTTTGAACCCACAGGATATAAACCACAACCATTATTAGGTAGAGAATGGATATGGAAAGCACAAGACTGTTGGACTCTTGTAGTAGATTATTTTAAATCACAGAATCTTAAAGTTAAAGATTGGCCAAGACCAAAAGATCCAACAGAGATGCTTACTAATGGTTTATTTGAATATGCTCTTCCAAAAACTGGTCTTGTGGAAGTTACAGATGATATCCAAAAAGATGATGTACTATTGATGAGCGTGGCAAAAAATACTGGTTGCCATGTTGGGGTTTATGTAGGAGAACAGATGGTTTTACATCATCAAGTCGGTAGACTAAGTTCAAGAGATTTGCTGGATGAGCAAATGTATAAATCAATTTATAAGAGGTATCGTCATGCTGAGAAAAATTAAAATTTACGGAAAATTAAGACAGATAGTTGGCAAGGCAACTTTTGAGGCTGATTTAAAT